GCCGTTTGATGAAGATCGATCTCTCAAACCCTATTTCTGTTCCTTTCTCTCTTCGTCCCTTAGCCAATATGTATCTTGGTGCCTCAGCTGGTCGAAGTGGTACAGTTAATTATATTCTTAAACCTACAGAGGAGATGCCTTACCCTGTTCGAGTTTCTAGTGCGGGAAAGAAAATTGAACATTATGAACAATACTTTAATGAAATAATTGAGTATTTGCGAACAGGAGTGGAGCCGAATGTTGAATGGGTTCTTCCTCCAAAAAATGAAAATGGTACTACATTTACGAAACAGTATGATGATGAACAGTGGGCTGCAGTGGAAAACAAATTGCGAGTTTTTAATATCCCTTCTGGGATTTATATAATGCTTGAGAGGATTGTAAGTCAATTTCGTCATATTAAGGAGCGAGGATGGGCAATACGTATCGGACATAAATGGTCGCATGGCGGTGCAGATACTCTTGCTCGTTGCTTAGGTGTGGGGGTAGCGAATATGTTTAAGAAGATCTTGGTGGAAGGGGATATTGAAAAGTTTGATCAAGGGGTGATTGAGGATATTATTAATTTGTACTACTCAACGATGCATGTTCACCAGGCAGAAGATGAGGAGAGGAAGATTTTTGAGAAGATTACTAAGTTTTTGCTTAAGGTAATGTTGAATCGTGTTACAAGGATTTTTGGAGATGTTTGGGGAGTTATCCGCGGTGGAGTCCCCTCAGGAGCATATAATACCAGTCATTTGGATTCTTGGGTAATGCTCTTCTATTTCTGTATTTTCTGCGTGTTCACTATGAGTCAGGAGAAGGATCTTGAGGTGCGAGAGAAGCTGGAGCTGGAGTTCCTAGCAATTGTAAAAGTGGTAGTGTATGGAGATGATCATCTTTATAATAAAGGTGAAGGATTGGCCTCCCACTATTTTTCAGGAACGGCTTTTGCTTCTTTTTTGAAGACTCATTTTAATGTTAAGCTTCGTGATCTTAAGGATGGAGTGGCTTTTGTTTCGAAGGTGAAGGATGGGTGGATTCTAGAAATGGGAGCTACGTTTCTGAAACATCAGTTTGTTTTAAATCCTGAGACAGGGTCAGGTCAGCCCACTTTTTTACCCTATCGTGAAAGTCGAGAATTTTTGGTTCGTGCGATATGGGGGAGAGAAACGCGGGCACGAGATGAGATTGATGTGCTGCTCTCAATCCTGGGCCATGCTTATGGTACTTATGCTGCTAATCGAGATGCCTATGATCGGTTACATTTGCTGTATTCAGAGATTGTTAGTATTATTGGTCCAGAAAATCTTCAAAATCGTATGTTGGAGAGAGTCTCTGTGGAAGATCTGAAGAAAATCCGTCAGATGGGAATGACTCCGCAGGAGATAGTTTCGGGATTTCCTCTTTGGGAAGCGTTGGTTCAAAAAATGTGTATGATTCTACCTATCAGGATACAACTTATGCTTCGTACGATTTTCTAGATGATTTTGAGTCAGTGTCAGAACTAGACATTAGTTAGTTGGTCGGTTTATTTTGTCTCTTAGATGCAAGGACAAGGCCTTTAATGGTCAGGTGAGCTCTGTAGTCTAATTCTATGGAGAGACAAAAAAAAACACGC